CATCAGGTAGTTGATACAACCTACAACCAGGAGTTTCTTTCTTTTCTAATTCAAGTTCACCTAAGAAATTACAATGTTCAAACATAATTTAAATTAACCACTAGTCTCCTTTGTTCATTAGTACAAGTTACTCCTGAATGTTCTAAGTTAGAATCAAAAATAACCATGCGGTTTGCCACACTACTTACTTTATCACCTTTTTTAAATCTTGTCCATCCATTATTAGTATTAAGATAATAGATAGCAGTTTTAGACCCTTCTATATTAGATACATCAATATGATATTTGGATTTTTCATGTTCAAAAGTTCTAGTGTTTAGGTTTATTTTTATTCTTAATAAACCTCGTACCTTTAATTTATTCAGTAGTTGTTCAAACAAAGGATACCAATTACTATACTGTTCTTTATCAGGACAAGGATCTAATCCCTGAGCTGATAAGATGCAATGAGTAAACTGAAACCTATCATCCTTACTAATACCATCATCTACTACTTGATCATTAAAATACCAAGGAAATTCAGTACCTAATAATACATCCGTAAGTAATTTGAAATCATGATCAGGTAAAAAATTATCAATTACCTCAATTGTCATAAACCAGTTTCTAATTTAGCAAGAAGGTATTCTTTAACTAGTCCTGAACGAACGATATCTTCTACTCCAAACTCGATAATATCTATTGAAGACATTATACGAAGAGTTTTCATGAAATCAATGATACCATTCCTCTCATTTGTTTTTATCAAATCAGTTTGAGTAGCATCACCGCAGAACATAATCTTAGTATTTTCACCAACCCTTGTCATTATACTATCAAGTTCATGATAATTCAAGTTCTGGAATTCATCTACTATAATAATTGCATTATCAAATGTAGTACCACGAATGAATGAGGTACTCCAAAAATCAATAGAACCTTGAGTCTTTAGATTACCATAGAGCATTTGAAAGTCTGCTTCAGTAGGTAACTCAAACATATATTTAACCATATGCTTGTAAGGTATCTGATAAAGAGATGACTTATCCTCATGATCACCAGGAAGGAAACCAATCTCCCTCGTAGCAACCAATGACCTTACAATATAAACTTTTTCATAAGGAGTAGAGGTACCTAAAACATCACGCAATGCATTGTAAAGAGTAATGAATGTCTTACCTGTACCAGCACATCCATATGCAACAATGTTCTGACTGTTTTCATATGATTGGAATAAAATTTTCTGATTGTCAGTGAGAGGTTCAATGTCTCTCATCATATCAGAATTTATAGGTTTCTTTCTTTTCATCTGCTTTGCGGTGAGTCCTACACCGATTGGTTGTTCTGATTTCTTTTTTCTTGGCATGTTATTCGGATTCGGTCATTACGGATTGGGTTGAGGACTCATAAGATCCTCTCTTAGCTAATCTTCCAGAGATACCTCCAGATTTATCTGCTTTCTTTAATATCTCTCCCCAACCAGGATTCTTATTAACTAATTTATCCCTCCATTCACCGACCTCAACTCCCAAACTTGGAGAATTTTCTGGAGTAAAATATCGTTCCCACTCAGGATTATCAGTCTTCCACTGGTCCCAATCATGGATACTCATCCTAACTTCCTTTTCTTCTCCAGTCTCTTTGTTAATAACAGGGTATGTTGCCATATCAATACAATAAGGTTTACGATTATTTATGAAACCCAGTCAAGAGCCTGAGCAACAGTAGGAAATTGTTCAGCAAAAATCTTACGAATTGATGCTACCACATCCATATGTTCTTTCTGTGTTCCATGTGCAGAACGAAGATCAATATAATGTACCCATGATCGGACAGAACCTGTCATGTAAATTCTTGTAGGTGTTGCTAATGGGAGAACAAATCTCGCACACTCCTTTGCAACTCCCTCTTGTAACAACGCATTGTATAAATCCATTGCTTCAGAAAAATGCCTAGCAATAAGTGCTTGGTATTCTTCCTTCTTCTCTTGTGGTATGTCATCATTACTATTCTGTCTATTCTTACTATCCTGACTTCTTAAATCAGGAACAGGAATACTACTATCAAGAAGATTAGTATCAGCATACCTCTGACTAAATTCTTGGAAAGTAAAACTCCTATGCCTTAATATCTGTGCTGCCAATCCTCTTGTAGTATTAATCTCCACTGTCATAAATGCTTGTTCAAACACTGACCAATGACCATGCTCAATACAATACTTTAATAACCCTGCAAACTTATCATTGTCTTGATTCTTAGGGTTACTAACACGAGCAACATATGCCATGTGTTGTTCAGCATCTGGAGTAACACTAACCAATTTAATTTGATCATCCATCATCATCTTCAAAGACCTCATCGTAATCGGTTGGAAGTGGAGTCATATTATTATAATTCTCATACTTATAAGAGTCAACATCAGAATAAATTTCAGATTCTAACTCTTCTACAATTTCCTTTAGAGCTCGTACTAAAACTTTTAGTTTTCCCTTATTCATTTTGTTTTTCAATATTTAGGGGTGGGAGGTTGGAATTCTGTATTACCAACAAAGGACGGGCATTACTACAGTAGTAAATTTTACATCCTTGCCTGAGACCCGACTGGTAAGTCGATTCTGACATTCCTGCCAGCAGCACCACCTGTGTCTCATCACCTTATCCAGCGTTTGCCAGAAAGATTATTCAGTCACTCCCTAGTGTTGCGTCCAACAGATATAATATACATGCTTTCAGCAACCCTGTCAAGCTAAGTCATGGTTTGTTACGAAATCGATATAAACATACCATTCTTCTTGGGTGCAGTCATGACTGTTGATAGCATCATACATCTGGTGGATGGTATTGTAGTGTGGGAAAATAGTATACTTGTTTGTATACTCTGGTACAATGAATGTCATTAGTAATGATCCTCTAGTCCTTCAACTGGTGTAGGTTTCCAGTCCTTACCATAATACCTTTCTAATGCATTAAGATGTGGTGCATCTTCATTCACCTTTATCTTCTTAGGTGGTGGAGGTGGAAACATCTCTAGTTGTATCTCAGGGATAGAGAATGTATCACCTGACTTTCTATGATGACAAACATAGAATGATCCATCCTCTTTTTTATATAAGAAGTCTGCCTCATGTGAACTTAGCAGAAGCATCTGCACTATCTTATCACCTTTCTCTATCATACATCACAGATGGGTGAGATCAACTCGTAATACTTCTTATACAATTCACCCATTCTTTCCTCAGTGTCACGTGACTTCCAGACTTGCTTAAGTATATCCTTCATGTCATCGATTGGTACCACCACTGATAAACTACCATTCAATCTAGGTTCTGTCATTAGATGTCACCAGGTGCTCTATTCTCTGAGTAATCTACGTTAAACATCTCACCTGGATAACGTGATGCTAACTTAAGAGTATTAGTATAGATAACCTCATCAAGTCTTAGACCTAATGCTAATGCTGCTTGTGCTGCATACCATATAATATCACCCAACTCTTTCTCTAAGTGCTCCTTAGTCTTAGCATCATATGGTTTACCTTGGAACTTTAACTTCTTAACGATCTCCATAAACTCACCAGACTCAGCAGCAAGACCACTACCAGCAGTGTCTAATCTTTCTATCTTACATCCTGCTGCTTTCAAATCACCATACCGTGCAAGTAAAGCATTATAATCCTTACTAGCAGGGGATGTAACCCTATCTACAAACTCCATGTAGTTGTCTAGGTCTATCTCAAACTTCTTAGGCTTCTCTTTCTCTGCCTTCTTCTTGTCCTTTACCTTCTCCTCAAGTCTTTCCTTTGCAGCAGGTGCTCGACCCATCCTCTTGTCTTCGAGCATCTCTTCAGGGGTCTTAGGAGTGTCATCCATGACCTTCTTTGCTCTTTCCTGTTGTTTATCAGACTCATCACGCATCTGATTGTTAATTCTTTCTGCCTCTGCATCCTGTCCAGGATCCTGTGGTGGCATATTAGTTAGATCTTGTTCAGACATTATACTTTAAATCCCTCGAATGTTTTTTTAGTGTCAGTAACTGGTTCTATATCACCAGCATCGATGATGTCATCCTGTTGATCACAATCATACAGCCTCATCTTCGCTCTGTCAATACCTACAACGAATCTCTTATACAATGTAGGATCATTATATCTATTCTTCAACTGCTTGATCATTATCTGTCCGAGACCTTCCATTTCCTCATTAGATATGAGAGCGAGCATAAGGTCAGCAGTAGCAGGGAGTCCGAAAGACTCTGACGTGTCAGTAAGGTCAGGATCGCTAGACCCGAAACCAGCACGAGTAGTTTGAGTAGCACTGACAATTGGTAGATCAAACTCGACAGCCAATCCCCTGAGCTCCTCCGCAATCGCTTTAACATAAGTGTAACTGTTTACTATGGTACCTTTATACCGTGCTGAAGCACAGATGTTTAGGTAGTCCACGAATATAATATCAGGACTGAATCCCTTCTTCATAGACAACTCATTTAAGAGTGCCTTGAAGTGACCCACATGTGCTGATGCTGTGGGGTATTCTTTGATAACTAACTTACCTTGTGTCTTCTTAGTTAACTCCAGCAGCTTGGAGGAGTACTTTTCTTTTGTAAGGAGGGGGCTTGTGAGTTGCTGGATTGGGATGTCCAAGAGGTTGGCATCAATTCGTTCAGCAATCTTCTCTTCTGCCATCTCCATTGTAATGTAGAGTACGTTCCTGCCTTGTAACAGCACGGAGCTAGCCATATGGCACATGAATAAACTTTTCCCGACACCTGTACCAGCGAGTGCGATATTAAGAGTCTTATTAGGTATACCGCCTTTGGTAATCTTGTTAAGATACTCGATATCAAACGGAATCTTTTCTTCCTTCCTGTGGTAGAAGTCATATCTTTCATCAGAGTCTTGTATGTAATCGTGTCCTACATGATCATCAAAACACACACCAAGAGCTTCAGACATGATACTCGGTATCGCATCCTTAGTACGTGTTTTATCTTGTCCGTCAGCAATCTTGACAGACTCCATTAAAGCAATGTAAATTGCTTTCTCTTTACACCACTTCTCAGTGGTCTCGATTAACCAGTCCTCGTTATATTGATCCCTATCTAAATTATTAAGAAACTGCTCAACCTCCTGATATATTTCTTCGGAGATGTCCCGACGTTTCTCTACTTCTATCTTTAGGG